TCAAGGTCAAAAATTAGTTAATGAGGTTAAACAGGCTGCTGCAACACCAATGAAGACTGAGATTGTTCAGCCTATTCAAGAAGTTGTACCAGGCTCGGCAGGCGCAGCAAAAACAAGCACAAACCCTTATTCCAAATTCACAGGACAAGAGACTGGTAAGGGTGGCGAGTTCCCAATGGTCAAACTATCTAACATCTCAAAGGATGTTTCACCCAAAGAACAACAAACCAGAGCGCAAATTGCAACTGAAATTCTTGGCAACAAGAATGCGGTTCGAACTGGAGTTATTACAGGAAATGAGGACACTTTAAGAAACGAGCACACAGAGGCTAAATCCTCAAATCAAACTCCAAATGCTCAACTTCTTAGAGAACAAATTGCAAACGAACAAAATGCTCTTTCTAATTATGCTCAAAAGAGAATTGAAAATACTGGCGCAAGTCCAACATTAACGTCCGATTACGAAAGAGGTCAGGCGATCAATGATGCGTTTGCTGGTGATAATGGTTTAACTGGTTTTATTAAAAACGAGAAAAACAAACTTTATAACGAGGCAAGGTCAAAAGTCGGAGAGAATCCAATTACAACCAGTCATGTTGACAACTTGCTGAACAACGAGCAATTTAAGGCTGGTGTCGGTCTAAAAGGAAACGAGGGAGTTGTATCAAGTGCTGAGAAACTTATAAACTTAGCCAAGAATATTGGATTTGAGGATGATTTTGGCAATAAATATGCTCCCAATACTATTGGCGCATGGGATGCAGTTAGAAAATCTTTAAATTCTGAATGGTCTCCAAATAATGCGTCTGTGATTCGCAAGATCAACCAAGCGATTGACAAAGATATTGCAGGCGCTGGAGGTCAAGAATTATTCAAGAAAGCCGACCAACTGCACCAAGCTGAAAAGACATTGTTTGGTTCTAAAGGAATTAAATCAATATTTGGTGACATTGATCCAAACGGAGTGCAAACAGGAACACCATTTGAGCAGATCCCTGCAAAACTTAATAAGATACCCAAAGACGAGTGGGTGCACATTTACGATACTGCCGACAAGATTTCAAAAGGCACGTTAAATGGTCCAATTGAAAAAGAGACTGGATTGCCCAAGTGGAGTATTGAAGTACCCGAAGAAGTAAGGCAAAATGCTGAAAGAGCAAAGGCTGAAATTAAAGGTGCAATTGCAAGAGAAGTTTACGAAAGTGGCTCAAAACGACCTGGTGTTTGGAATCAAAAAGACGTAAATTCAACTTTGAATGCTCGATCTGAAAAGATTAAACACGCATTTGATCCAGAAGAAATTAAGGCTTTTCACACTTTAAACATTGGCAGTCAAATCATGCCTGGCATTCATGGGTATGAGGGTAGCGGTCAACAAATTCAAAGAATTTCAATGCTTGCAAGCAACGCACCTAAGATTGGTGGTGCAGCAGGCGCAACGGTTGGAGGTGCTGCGTTTGGTCCTCAAGGCGCTGCAGTTCTTGGTTATTTTGGTAATAAGATAGGAACTGCAATTGAACAAAGTTCACTTGAAAAGGCTTTAAATAAAGCAGCGGAAGAAACAAGAAAAGAGATGAAAAAGAACGCACAAAAAGCAAGTATTTTAAATCTCAGAGATAACAAAAAGGATTGATATGTTACAAGGTATTCTCCCAAATGGTCGTCAACAATTTTTAAATCCAAATGGCGGTGTTTTAGCTGGTGGAACAGTAACATATTACATTCCGTCAACAACAACATATAAAACTACATACCAAGATGATCAAGGAACAACACCAAACACAAACCCAATTGTTTTAGATGCAAATGGTCAATGTGTTGCTTATGGTCAAGGATCGTATCGTCAACAAGTTAAAGACGTAAACGGTAATTTAATTTGGGATGTACAAGTTGATTCTCCACTTGCAGAAAGTGATTTCACAACTTTTGAAAATAATCTTGCATCTGCAAATTCTTCTTTATCAGGCGCTACTTTAGTAGGTTATTATGAAGGTGCGTCAGGTTCAGTAGGAAGAACAGTTCAATCCAAATTAAAAGATATTGTTAGTATTAAAGATTTTGGCGGTGATCCAACTGGCGCAACTGATTCATCGGCAGCTTGGATTGCTGCAATGGCATCTGGGGCTAGATTTATAGATGCTACTAATGCTACTTGGCTAATTAGTTCAAGCGTTACCATTCCTGGATATACTTCTATTGATATTAGAGGTGCAACAATTACTGCTAATACTGGTTCAACACCATTATTTATATTCAATAACAATGAAGGTATAGAAATAATTGGTGGTGGTGGATTAATACAAGGGACTGCTGGATCATTTTTGCAATGTAATGGATCAACCAATCAACCATCTTCAGTTGGTAATTATGCAAGACAAATTAGATTGATTGGAATCCATGTTACAAGTACAACTATAAATTTGTTTTTGGACATGGAAAATGCAGTTCGTCAAGTTTTCATTGATGATTGCATGAGTTATACAGTAAATGGAATTTTAAGCAATGGTGCAAATGTTGAAGTATTTATAACCAATTCTTTGATTTATAGTTCAACAGGAGCAACAGGAACTTACGGTATTAAATTAAGAAGTCCAGGTGGTTCATCTTACTTCAATCAAGGTTTTGCAGTAAATAATTGCACTTTAGATAATTTTAATAATACTTTTGATATTAGCGATGTATTTGTATTTCAGGTGAACAATTGTTATGTTGGATGTATTTCAACAGGCAATACATTTAGTTTTACCTATGCAGCCAATACCAGTAAAACAGAAGCAATTATGGTTGGTGCTGGTACTGTTTTATACGGTCCTGTGGTTTTTAATAATTCTTCTGGTGGTTCTAATTACAGAACTTCATTTAATAATTTTGAAATTTATGTAAATGCAAGTAGTGGTTCAGGATTTACCATTGGCAATAATTCATCTAATATTACTATTAGTAACGGAAGATTTATCGGTGCATCTTCAAATATTGGAATAGTAACAACTAGCGGAAATAATAATTGTTTATTTTCAAATTTACAATTTGATAATAATTTTTCATCAGGAATCATAATAAATGATACTACTGGATCAGGTTATGGCATAAACAATATTACTTATCAAGGTAGTGGTAATGATTTTTATTCTAATACTGGTCCAGCAAATATAAATAATTTGCCTGTTTACAATTCCACAATTGCATCTTACAAGCAATCATTTGTTCAAGCTCAAGGAACATTTGCAACAGGATCAAATATTGCTTCATTAAATGGTAGTTTTGCAGTTGGTGAAACAGGTGATATTGTTGTCGCTTTGGCTTGTACAGGGATGAATGCTTCGACTCAGTTATTTACTGTAAATCCCCCAACTGGAATGGTTTTTCCAAGTGGTTCTGGATGGTCTTCTTCATTTATTTATACAAGTACAGCATCTGGGTACATTACAGTCAGAATACCTTATTACATAGCATCAGCTATATCTTCAGGTACTTTGTCAATTACAAATACAACTGGTAATTCTGTTTCAGTTAATTATCATAGTTATTTTGGATATGAAAGGAATTGGTAATGCCTGAAATAGACCCAAACATTACAAAAGATGCAGTAAAAGAAGCCTTAAAAGAATGGCTGAACGATCAATTTGCTGCATTTGGTAAATGGACATTTACTGGTTTAATGTCCGCAGCATTTGTTGGTTGTGTTTATCTATGGCTTGCTGGTCATGGATTTTCAGTTGGTAAGTAGGAGAAAATCATCGACCCTTTTACTTTAGCGATGATGGCACTTGGAGCAGTTAAGTCAGGTGTCGCATTTTACAAAGAAGCTAAAAGTGTCGGTAAAGAGGCAGTTGGAGTTATAACCGAGATCGCAGATGGTCTCGGTTCTTTTTTTGAACACCAAGACAAAGCCGTTGAGTATGCTAAAGAAGTTGAGAAAAATCCGCCTAAAGGCAAAAGTCTTCAAGCCATTGCTCTCGATAACGTCCTCAGACGAAAAAGACTTGAACAAGCCGAAGCAGATCTTAGAACAATGCTTACCTGGGAAGCCCCTCCCGAACTTGGAGCACTTTGGACAGACTTCCAAGCTGAACGAGCAAAGCTAATGGCTGACAAAGATAAGTTTGACAAAGCGCAAAAAAAAAGGATGAACGAGAACGTATACAACTTCAGGCTGATAGGGATAATTTTCAATTCAAACTTGCAATTTGTATTGCAGTCCTTGTCTTTTCATTATCTTGTTTTAGTTTAATGTATTACATTAGAAAAGATTATCAAGAAAGTTTAATGGGTGACAGAGCGCACATTGAGTTTAAAAGAAAGTTTCAGTCTAATTCGGTTGAAATGGAATGTTTAAAAATTTTTCAGGAAACTGGTTACTTACCTAAATATTGTCCATGATAGGCATAAATCAAACTTCAGATCAGGTAACTGATTCAACTCTTGTTCAAGATGACAATACTGGTTGGCTCAACACCAAATGGCGTCCAATGATGGGTTGGATGTACATGGCGGTTTGTGTTTGTGACTTTATTGTTTTTCCTGTGTTTTGGTCACTCATTCAGGTTTACGGAAAAGGAAAGGTTGACGATCAATGGAATCCGTTGACTTTGCAAGGCGCTGGTTTCTTTCACCTGGCTATGGGTGCGGTTCTCGGAATAACATCATTTGGCAGATCTCAAGAGAAAATGACGGCAATGACTACACCTACGGTAGTACAAAAATGATCTATATTAAACTGGTTTTTCTTTTAGTAATATCGTTGGTGTCTGGTGGCGCAGGATGGTATTTTGAACATCTTAGATATGATGCTTTAGAGTCACAATATCAGTCGTTTCAAGATAAAGTCGCAAATGAAGGTAAATTACAAGAGGTTAAAAATGAACAAATCAAATCCGAGCAACAACTTATTACCAAGACTGTATCGGCTAATTATGAGTCTAGGATTGCTCAGTTGCATAAGTATTATGGTGGGATGTTCATCGGTCAAACCGATACCAGTAGCAGTCGAGTGTCCGAGATTTCCTCAGCCTCCATCAAACTTGATGCAAGACCCTCCAACCAAGTCTCTGTTGGCGATTGTGCCCAAACAACTCAGCAATTAGTCAGTCTTCAGGATTGGATCAGACAACAAAGCGAGGTTAAATAATGGAATACTCAAAAAACGGATTAAAGCTAACCGAAAGATTTGAAGGCTGCAGGCTTGAGGCTTATCCTGATCCNGGTACTGGCGGAGATCCTTGGACCATTGGTTATGGGCATACTGGTTNAGACGTATTTCCTACCTTGTCAATAACCCAAGAATATGCTGAAAAACTGCTATTAGAGGACGTTCAAAAAGCAGTTGATAACGTCAATGCCAAACTTAAAATTGAAGTCTCTCAGGACGAATTTGACGCATTGGTGGACTTTGCTTTTAACTGTGGATGTCGCAATCTGGACAACTCAACACTTTTAAAGAAAGTTAACGAAGGAGACCATGAAGCTGCAGCCGAAGAGTTTTTAAAATGGGACAAAGCTGCTGGTCATGTCATGGCTGGACTACTTAAACGCAGACAAGCGGAGGCAGCGTTGTTTTTAGCGGATTTATCAAAATGAACGATATTGCGGATGATGCTCACCAAGCAGAGGAAAATCACAGGGAATCTGCTTTAAATTTANCTAGGAAACAAAAAGAAATTAAGTTTACAGGCTTTTGCATGAACTGCAATAATCAACTCACCGAGGGGCGCTTTTGCCCTGGTGGNGAGTGCAGAGAAGACTTTGAATTAGCCCAACGAATCGGACGGATTAGGGGTAAATAGCAAGCGCAACGGTCAGCACTTTGACCAAATAATCCCTGGTTTCTTGATCTTTATCAAACTCATCCGCATTTTTAGCAATTGCTTTTGTAATTTCCAAGTCTTTGATTAGTTCCTTAAATTCTGACGCAGTAATTTCACCATCGTCATATTGACTTTGGTACATCTCAACAAGCGCTTTTAGTTCGGGTGGTGTCATTTCTTTGCCTCTTTTAGTCCTGCTTTATAACCCTGCTCCCAGGTTTTGTAATGATTTTCAACATAAGGCTTTTCGTCTTTTAAAAAATCTAAAGCCTCCTGGATTTCTTTCCATTTGTGATGGGAAGATTTATCTAAAAAAGTTTGAAGTCGATCGATTGCAATTTGTTTGTTCATCTGGGTTTACTACCAATTACTTTTTGAATATTTGCAGCGTTTTTCTCAATTAAACTTAATTTTGCCTTGCAATAAACATTACTAGGATTTTCACTAATATACAGTTCATTGATCAATTTTGACAAGTCGGCAACCAGTTTAACTGTTGGACCGTTATCAGGTTGAAATTCTACAAAATTACGCAACCTTAAAGCGGTCAAATTCAACGTCTGGCGAGATTCTTTTGAGCAGTCTAGAGTTTGTGACTGGGTTCGCAGTTCGTTTATTAGAGCATATTCTGACGAATCGTAGGATGCCATATTGATCAGCGAACAACCCGACAAAAATACAATCCAAAGATATTTAATCATTAAATTCTTCCCTGCAATATTCTTTTTCTACATTCATTTTTAATTTCAACTGATACATTAGATGAAATATCAGAAAAATCACAACGGTAAATTACAACACCATTGTGAGGAACTACTGACCAAATTCCTAAAGTAGTTACTGTTGAGCAAACGACTGCAACAAGTAAGAATTTGATTAGATCAGTCATCAATAATTCCAGACAAATATAGAATAAAGATGAACGCACCTGTGATTATCATTCCTCCAATCATAAGTACAGATGCAAAAATAATAGCGTCAATTAGTGCGTCCATGCCTTTTTCTCCAAAGTCTAGAACGGTATGTCTGAGTCCATGTCATCAAAACCCGATCCAACAGAGGCAGGCTTTTGATCAGTTTGGGCAGATCTATTGGAGTCGGTTTTTTCCCCTCCGAGCAAGCGGATCGTATCAGCCTTAACGTGGGTTGAGGTTTTTTCGACACCATTCTTATCCGTATATTTCTGGGTTACAA